ATATTAAACGTAAAATTGCAAAAATAGTCATTGCAAGTAAAAGAACATTAGATCCCAGTTTTAGGCAATATTGGAAAAATACTGCCAACTCTTTAGTGACTAAATACAATGTAAGTCTTTCTGAAATTGAAAATAGCCCAGAGTATCATAATGAAATTAAAACTAGTAGCTACTACTAAAATCTATAAAAATATGGGTGGCATGGATGTTCCCATGTGGCGATGTGTTGGCGGTGGAGAATATATCCTCAAGCGTTTTGATGAGGAGCCTAAATGGAAAGAAGTTGGAGAAGCAGTAAATTCTTTTCAACATATTCTAGAAGGAAAACTTGCTATAGATGTTAAAGAAATTTATGGTGGGTTTGAACTCTATGATAATAATTCTTTAACTCACAGTGAAAACTTTCAGTTACAGCATGGCGGAACTATTGATTTTCCTGCTGAAGATGCAACCATTATAGATGTTTCTGAGGAAATGAATGGTATCAAAAGGTTATAGATTTTAAAATGTTATAAATACAAGCATGATTACATTTAAAAAATACCTCACTGAGGCAACCAACGAAGACCAATTAACTCACTTAGAACATGTGGAAGATCATTCTATACACAGTGGTTCTAAGGGGTTTGCCCATGCTTTTCATACACTAAACGGTGTACATGAAAGTTTAATAGGCAAAGCAGGCGGCACTAAGGTTACCATGAAATATGATGGTAGCCCTTCAGTTGTTTTCGGTCATCATCCAGAAACAGGTAAATTTTTCGTAGGCACTAAGGGTACTTTTAATAAGACTCCTAAAATAGCACACACTCCTGAAGAAATAGAAAAGAATTACGGTCATTCTGAGGGATTGAAAAAGAAAATGCACGCCGCTTTAGAACACTTGCCTAAGATAGTCCCAGACAAAGGCGTTTATCAAGCAGACATTATGCACACTCCTGATGATCTTCAACATGAAGGTCATCGAATTTCACACAAAGCAAATCTTATCACCTATCATCATAAATCAAACTCTGATGAGGCTAAAAAAGCAGTGAACTCAAAGATTGGTGTTGCTGTACATACTTCATATGAAGGAAAAACTCTTCAAGATATGAAAGTAAAACAAGCGCACGTTCCTGAAATGAAAGACCACGCAAGTGTACATCAATTTCCTATGTTTCATGAAATGGAACATGTATCATATACGCAAGCACAACAAAAACAATATAAAGAACATATGCAAAATGCTATGGATGCTTACAAAAAAGCACCTAAAGAAGCATTTGAACACACTGAATCACATGAGAACCAGCATGGAAGTAGTGGTGCTGCAATCTCTGCTTATATAAATAAGACTGTTCGGGATGGTAGTAAACCTAGTCATGGAGGTTTTGTAGATCACCTTAAAGAAGTTTATGCTAAAAAAGCAGCAAGTGTAAAAACTGACGCTGCACAAGCAAAACATTCTGAAGCAGGCGTTAAACACATAAAGAGCATAAACGCAAGTCATATAACACATGTGTTTAATATACATCAGCATTTGCAAAAAGCTAAAAACGTATTAACTGACGCATTTAACTCGCATCATATTCATGGGCACGAATTTGACGGGCAAGCAATAAACCCAGAAGGATATGTTGTCCATCACAATGGCAGACCTTCAAAATTTGTATTGAGACATGAATTTAGCAAAATGAATTTTGCTGCCAGCGAAATGAGGAAACAAGGTGATGGCAAATAAACATATTGTATTTACTTTTGGTAGAATGAATCCTCCTACCACGGGGCATAGTAAACTAATCAATACTGTACATCAATATGCTCAAGAAAATGGGCATGATCATCAGGTTATTGTTAGTCATTCACAAGACAAACATAAAAATCCTTTGTCGTCAGAACACAAACTCCATTATTTAAATCACATTCATCCCAATGTACACTTTGAAGCATCTTCAAAAGAACATCCTCACTTTCTTGCACAGTTGAAAAAATTTCATCAACAAGGATACAAACATGCTACAATGTTTGTGGGTTCTGATCGCGTAGAGGAAATGAAAACTCTTGCTCAAAAGTATAACGGACCTAATGGTGAATACAATTTTGATAGTTTACACATTAAGTCGGCGGGTAAAAGAGATCCTGATGCTGAAGGTGTAGAAGGAATGAGTGGAACTAAAATGAGAACTCATGCTGGAAATAATGACTTTGATAAATTCAGAGAAGGGTTGCACGAAAAGGCATCAGATCAACATGCTAAAAAATTGTTTGACGCAGTAAGAAATGGAATGGGATTAAAAGAACAACAACAAAGATTATCATTCGGAGCATTTTTAAATGAACAGAGAAGCAGTTTTCAAACAACTAAAAATAGATGAGGGCGTTAAGTATGAAATCTACAACGATCACCTCGGATTACCAACCTTTGGCGTCGGTCATCTTGTCACAAAAAACGACCCGGAATTCGGAAAACCTCTTGGAACTCCAATCTCTGAGGAAAGAGTCAGAACGTGTTTCGATAGAGATCTTGATACTGCCATCTCCGAATGTGATAGGTTATACGAAGACGGGGTCTTTAGAAGTTTACCAGGAGATGTCCAAGAAATCTTGGTTAATATGATGTTTAACATGGGCAGACCTCGCTTGTCAGGATTTAAAAAGTTTCTTGCTGCTGTTAAAGCAAAAAACTTTAAAGAAGCAGCAAAAGAAGGAAGAGATAGCCGTTGGTACGATCAAGTAAAAAATCGTGCTGAAAGATTAATGTCTTCTATGGAAAAAATAGGTAATTAACATGAATGATAAAACAGAATTTTATCAACACGCATTAATTTCTAGACTCGCATATAAAGATTTAACCCCAGATGTTCTTAAAGAATGGGAAGGTCTGGGATTTACTTATGTAAAGTTTTTCAGTATAGAAGGCGCTCAAGCATATGTCTTAGGCAATGAAGAGAGAATTACCATTGTGTTTAGAGGTACTGAACCTAAAGAAAAAAGTGATATAATTGCCGATTTGAAAGCAAATCATAATAAAGGCTTTCATCGTGGATTTTATCAAGAATATAAAAAAATAAGAGTTGCTATAGATATTGAACTTCTTACACAAATATCAGAAAAAATACGACCCATTTATGTAACAGGACACAGTTTAGGTGCAGCAATTGCTTCTATATTCTGTTTTCATCATTCAGAAGTAACTGCACTCTATACGTATGGGTGTCCTCGTAATGCATCTTGGTCTAAATCTAAGGAATTGAAAGTTCCACATTATCGCTGTGTAAACAACAACGATATAGTTCCTAAAGTTCCGCCATCAATAATGGGTTTCAGTCACCACGGTGAATTACATTATATTAACTATTATGGCAATATTCGTGAACTAACTACATGGCAAAGAACAAAAGACTCTTGGCGTGGTCGTAAACGTGCTTGGCAAAAAGGACAAAAGTTTGATGGAATATATGATCACATGATGGATGAGTATTGTTCTTGTTTAGAGGATAAAGATTAGTGTGGGTTATATTAATCAGATCAGCAGTTACTAGTATTTTTGGTTCTGCTTATGGTAAATGGTTTTTAGGCACAAAAGCGGGAGTTTTATTCCAAACAAAATTAGATTATTTTATGGAATACCTTTCTTATAAATACGATATTAATATAACTAAAAAAGAAGAAAAATGGCGTTCTGATTATCCTTTAATATCGGAAAGAATCGACTCTTTAGAAAAAAAAATTCAGGAGCTGGAAATGCAAAAACAACAACAAGTTTCTCCGCCAAAGACACAAGAAAGTCAAGCTAAAGATAGAAAACATAATCAATAGGTACATTTAAAAATGCAAACTTTTAAAGAGTGGTTAACAGAGGCTGAGGGTATGGAAGGAATGTCCGTTTCCTCTGGGCATAAGCGTCCCACTGATAAGGGTGCCGGTCTTACTAAAAAAGGAGTTGCTGCTTATAGAAGTAGGAATCCGGGTAGTAATTTACAAACTGCTGTAACTACGCCTCCGAGTAAACTTGACCCTGATAGTAAAGCAGCTAAAAGACGTAAATCTTTTTGTGCTAGATCTAGAAGTTGGACCGGTGAACGAGGTAAAGCAGCTCGTAGACGGTGGAACTGCTAATGTTTTTGAAGATTTCAATTGGTCTAGTTTTAGTTATAATCATAATGGCATTTGCCGGACGTTGGTATTATAACAGTACACAAGAAA